GTAACATAATGTCCTCACTTTATTAAAAAATTTAAGTTAATGCTTTACCAAAAGGTGATATCTTAGCAAGACCTACTCCAAATAGAGCGGCTGCAGCTGCAGCGATATCGTAACTGCCGGTATATACTGGTTTGTATCTTTGATATGCAAATTGTACAGATAGTCTGTGAAATCCATCTTCAGACCAACTCAATGGTTGTGCTGACACTCCAATTGGAAATGCATCAATCAATTCAATTGCATATATTTGTTTAATGAAATCGTCATATTGAATCACCTTAATTGGTGTCATGTATCTTGTCGCTTCATCTTTTGCATATCTCATATTGTTCGTATCAGATGGCATAATTGCTTCTATCCAACGGTCAAACAATTTTCTTTCCCAAAACTCATTCGTACACAAGAAAGTCAAAGTCATTTCATTGTACTGTGACTGATATGGTACTTTATATGTTGGACCATACACTTTAGCTTCGTGTGTCATTAATGTTCTACCTGGCAATTCTGCACTTTCACATTGCAACGCAAGGTATCTTGATAGTGTAGAGTTTGCACCAACAGGTGCTTGTCCAATGGCACTACCGATTGCATCGGATACTGTACCGAAGATTGCATTTGGCAAATTCAATAAGTTTTCAATGATGTTGTTTGGTACAAAATCTGAAATGTATTTTGGTAGTGGAATAACAACTTCAAATCTAGATGGTTTTGCAGGACCATCTTTTGAACGCATATGCGACAAAAATAAATTTGGAGAGAATGACATTAGAATTTTTTCCTTGAGTCTGCGTAAACTTTACTAGTAGTGGCACCAACAAATGTTTCAACAGGTAACATTGCGGCAATGTCCCATTCATCTGCGGAGATTTCTAAAAATCTTGATTGAATATGACTGTACAAATATCTCTTAATGCATGGTGTTGCCTCAAATGCCCTAGAAGCACCTGCAAGGTAACTGTAACTCACTCTCAATTTTGTCTTCGAATCAAACTTATCATTTGTTGCAGTTTCACTCAATTTATCTAAAAGAATTAATCTTTGTTTTGGATGAATGTAGTGTAAATTCAATCCCAAGAACCCATCTTTATATGATTCAATAGGAATCACAAGTGGAAATCTATCATAGTATGGTAAAGTATCTTTTGTCTTTGGGTCATAAAAATAAAAGTACATTTTACCAATTGTCGAATTCGTTTTTAATCTATCTCTATCCATCATCAATGCTCTTGATGTAGGAGTCAATTCTTTTACTTTGGCACGAAGCCAGTTTCTTGCATTATTTGTGCCTGTTGAATAGCCTTCTCTTGCAAGAGATTGTTTAATTCTGTCGATTAGTTTTGCCATTATCTATTTATCTCAAATGCCTATGTCTTTTTCAGTCAGCACTTTGAATTGCCAACCATGTTCTTTACAAAACAAGTCTGCAGCTCGCCACTTTTCTTGGTTGATTGCATAAGTTGCCGCCTCCTGTAAGTATCGTTTCGTCTTTCTTTTCTGTTCAGGCTTTACTGTCTGTTTTTGTGGTTTTATCTCAATGACAACAGTAGATTCTGTGCCATTCTTTTGTTTCAATCTGACAATAAAATCTGGAAAGTATCTGTGCATTTTTTGGTCGATAGGTGACTTATATCTGATAATGAGCTCTTCAGATGCCCACCAGATAACACTTGGATTCTCATCCAACCATTTCATCACCCTAAGTTCCCATGAGGAACGGTAGACAACATTTGCAGAGTCGCCTTTGTATTTGCTTCGATGTTTTGGGGTAAACCACCCTTTATATGACATAAATAGTCTCCATATGTATGATAAATATATCTAGTTAACCTATAGGACAATAAATGGCGGGACTACTAAGCTTTCTTTCAGACATTGGTGTACAAGCCGGCGGTCAGCCTTCGTTAACTGGTCCGTTGTCTTCGTTATCAAAAGGTCTATTCGGATTATCAAATTTAAGATATCCATCTGATTTATCTTCTTCAGATAAAAATCACTATATGACTATTACCATATATGAACAGAGGAATACTCAATTTGTAAACGATCCGGCTTTGGATGCAAGTGGAAAACAAGCATTATCTGGTGTGTTTGGAAATGACGCTAGTTCTGCCGCTGTTAGGTCTGCCGCTGGAGAAGCAGGACAAGCACTTGTTGGTATAGTTAATAAAGGCGTTGACTTGTTGGCACAAGGTGCAAATTTGTTGGGAATTAATCCAAATAGCACAGCACAAGTTCAACAAGGAGCACAAACTCTAACTGGTTACGCTAATGATGTATTTGGTGCTGCTGGAAATCCAATGGGACTTCGAGCGACTGGAAAAATAACTACAACAATCTCACTTTATATGCCAGACACTTTAGTGTTTGACCATCATCAAGGGTATTCAGATGTTGCTATGGGTGGTGAATTATTGACAGGTCTTGCAGCTGGTGGAAAATCAATCGCTGATATTGTTAATAATCCCGGTGCTGATGATAAATTTAAACAAGCAGTAACAAACCTAAGTCCATTTGCTTTAAGTATTCTTGCAAACAAAGGCGGTGGTTTTGGAAAAACTCTATTTACTGCTGCAACTGGTGTTGTTCAAAATCCTATGTTGGAAATGATATACACAACACCATCATTTAGAACATTTAGATTTGATTTTCAATTCTATCCAAGGTCACAAAAAGAATCTGAAGAAGTACAAAACATCATAAGAGAATTGAGATTTCATCAAGCACCTGAAGGTTTAGCTGTATCGAATGGATTCTTTATGGTTCCACCTTCTGAGTTTGGTATTAACTTTTACTATAATGGTGTTGAAAATCCAAATATTCCAAAATTAGGTCTTTGTGTTTTAGAAACATTAACTGTCGATTATGCACCAAGTGGTTTTTCTGCTTATGAAGTTCCTGGTCAAGTAACACCACAGAGAGGTGGTACTGGTATGCCAGTTGCAATTCGTGTATCATTGCAATTCAAAGAAACTGAAATTAGAACAAAAGCTTCTTATGATAAAGAAGATGGTTTGAATCGTGCTAGAGCACGAACACCAACTCAAGAAGAACTCAATAATATGGATATTGGTTTTGGTCCAGGCAAATTTACACCAGATTAAGAATACAAATGTCAAAATATTTTAATTTTTTTCCTCAAACTCTTTATACAACCGATTCAATATCTGGTGATGTTGTTAAAAATATAACGGCAAGATTTTCTTTTGAAAAGAGTTTTAAAGAGAATACTGCTGTATGTTATGAGTATGATGTGCAAGATAGTGATACGCCTGAAATTATCGCTTCAAAATTTTATGGTGATTCAGAAAGACATTGGATTGTTTTGATGTTTAATGATATCAATGATCCACAATTTGATTGGCCAATGGACTATAGAACACTCATATCTTTTATTGATGAGAAGTATAAAGACCAAGCGAATGTAGGACAGTCTGGTTCAAATTGGGCACAATCAAATATACATTCATACTATAAAGTTGAAAAAAGAACTACACTAAGCACAAATACTGTTGTTACTAATAAATTTCAAGTTGATCCAAATACCTATTCAACGATTGTTGCAACAAACAATGATGTGGCATTATCATCTGGCGGCACAATTAGAATTCAAATTTCAAAAGAAACACAATCATATTATAACTATGAGATGGAATTAAATGAATCAAAAAGAAAAATTAAATTATTAAAACAGGAATTTATTTCCGCTGTTGAAGAAGAATTTAGAAGAGTAATTAGATAATGGCAGTTGTCAATATAAAACAAACAACGCAATTTAGGATTAAAAAATTAGCCCTAAATTCAAAATATGGATCTATAGATTTAAGTGCTATTTACGAAGAGATAAACATCTTTGATAGCATTTTGAATCCGTGCATGTCTGGCAACATTGTAATTAGAGATGGTGTTGGACTAGCAAAAAAACTAGTATTTGATGGCAGTGAATATTTGGATATCAGTATATCAAAAGACAATGAGGCAAGTACCAATCAAGGTACTAATATAACAAAAACTTTTAGAATTTTCAAATTAAGTGATAGACAGAATGTAAATCAAACTTCAGAACTTTACATTTTACATTTTGCCTCAGAAGAGTTAATTTATTCTGAACAACAAAAAGTGAATCAAGCTTATACTGGTGTATATTCTGATATTGCAACTTCTGTTCTTAGAGATTATTTAAAAGTTCCAACGAATAAAATAGCAGTAATTGAAAAGACAAAAGGCATTCACAATTCTGTTGTGCCTTTATTATCACCAATTGACACTATGAACTGGTTAGCAAAAAGGTCTGTTAGTGATATCAATTTAGCAGATTTTTTATTCTTTGAAAACCAATACGGATTCAACTTTGTATCTTTGAATAAACTGTTTTCGATAAAGCCCCTCTTTGCAATTAATTTTACACCAAAAAACATTTCAGATAATGTAGCTGGTGAATTTTTTGGTGTAAGAGATTATAACATTAGTACCTCTTTTGATATTTTAGAAAACACAAGAAATGGATTCTATTCAAATAGGTTTATTGGGTTTGATGTGTTGACTAGAACTGTTGTTGAATCTGATTTGGGTATTAAAAATCATTATAGTGGAACACACTTGAATGAAAAACCAAATGTTTTTGTATCACAAAACAGAGAAGGTAAAGATGCAGGTTTAATGCCATTTTCAAAAGTGGCTTTATATCCTTTTCAATTGTATAGAAACTCTCAGGCTTATGTGAAGGGTAATGATACTGCTAAATCTTTATTGATTGATGATACGCACAAATACATCCCACAAAGAAAAGCGATACTACATAATTTATTACAAAGAAAGATGACTGTTGCGTTACCTGGAAACTTTGCTATAACTTCTGGTTTTGTTTTAGATGTTCAAGCGCCATCGTTTGCTACTAAAAGTGATACTACTGAAAAAACTGACAAATCAATTTCAGGTAAATATTTAATTGTTGCTACTAGACATGTTATTAGCTCACAGAAGCATGAAACTTTCTGTGAATTGGCAACAGACTCCACGAACAATGGAGTTGTTTCTGCAACAAACGGTTCTTTACAACAGTCTAAATACAGATAATGGAAAATACAAATTTTACTGGAAAAGACGGATTTGTCTGGTGGGTTGGTGTCATAGAAAACAGAGCCGATCCATTAGGTATTTGAAGATGCCAAGTGAGAATATTTGGTTGGCACAATACAAATAAACTCAAAGTACCTAAAGAAGATTTGCCATGGGCGCATCCAATGTACCCACTTAATTCTTCAAGGATGTTTTCTGCACCACAATTGGATGAATGGGTTGTAGGTTTCTTCTTAGATGGAGAAAACGGACAACAACCTGT